TTAACGCTGAGGACCGTTACCATTGGCAGGGTAAGGTTTACCCTGCCCGTTGCCGTTATTGTTGTTGCCACGGTCATGATCGTTGCCACGATCGTGCTGATTATCACGGCCGCCGTTATCATGTTGGTTGTTGTGCACATTGCCATTGTCATGGCGATCGCCGTGGAAAGGGTTGCCTCCACGCTGTTCATTACCGTGTGCCGGAGCCGGTTGCCAGCGGCCACCGTCCCAATACAGGCCACGATCGTTACGTTCCCCTACGCCACGCCCCTGATGTTCATGCCACCACTGCGGTGGACGCCAGTCGTAGCCATCCCAGTAGTAACCGCGTTTATCCTGATCGCCAAGATGCAGTGAAACACCGGGCACGTTGATATCAATAGATACGGCCGCCTGAGCCGCAATCGGCAGCAACAGGGGTAAACACACCAGCAACAGGATCTTTTTCATTGAACGCTCTCCCTTTAGTAAAGCTGGCATGGTTATATCAAGGCCCCCCTGGCACGCCTATTGGAGCAACGCCGATTTTCAGATCGTTTTCACTCTCCTTACGCAATTCCTACACGGTTATTTTGGTGAGAGCGAGTTCATATGTAGCTGAACGGGCGCAGCATGCAGCGCCCCGGGATTGGTTCGGTAGCTCCCAAAGAAAAAGGCCGCTTGCGCGGCCTAGCAATAAGTGTTTAATAATATGAAATAAAAGGATTTATTTCTAAGCGTGTCCACGCATTGACCACACTTCGAAAAAAGCCCCGGATTTCCGGGGCGATTTGCTTACATCAACATACTTTGCTGGCCGTAGTGGTTAGGGTGAGGCAGCACCGGGTTTACCCTGCCGGGCGACATGATTGACCGCTCAACGGTCTCCATGGTGACAAATGTATGTCCGCAATTGACGTTCTGGCACTGATGGTAACGCTCCTTGGTGTTCTCGCTCAGGTAACGACTAGAACGGGCATGTGCAGCAGTGCCGCATAAGTTGCAATGGAACATATTTATCACCTCTACCGGTCAGTTTCGATAAAGACATTTTAATATATTTTATTTATAAAACAACAAGTTAATAATTATTCATCACTTTGTTTTTCCTCTTCGTACTCGACATCGGAAAGCCCCACCTCAAGCTCTAGCGCCGTCGTGTAACCACCATCGCCGAGCGAGTGGGTTACCTTAGTGATTATCCACGCCTGCTCGTCTATGACGCGCTTAAAGCCTTTTACCGCCACCGGCGTTTCTGGGTACAAGTCCGCACGCCCCATGGCGAGATTAATGGAAAACTCAGCAACACCGCGTTGCAGTTTGTCCCATTTGGCCTTAGCTGCCCGCGTAGCTTGCGCCTTGGTGGCATAGATGGTGGTCAGCGCAAACACGTTGTCAGGTTCACCGGCCATATACTCGCCCTCGCGTTCCTCCTTCGGTTTTGCCGGTGCCTTCTTGCTGGCTGTGGGCTTGGTGGCCTTGGGATGTTGCAGTGCGCGCAGGTGCTTAGCCTTCGGCTTGCGTTTGAGTTTGACCTTTTTCTTTTGTGGCGCTTTCGGGTCTTTGGTGTGGAGCCACTTGGCCGTAACGCCGGTATAGGCTCCCCGGTCAGCAATAGCAAACTGATGTTGGTCACCGTCACGGCGCTCGATGGTCACCTGCGGGATGGGTTTGCCGCTGGCCGTTACGCCGCTGCCACCGTTGAGAAACAGCAATTTCCCCGCTTTGACCGACACCTCCGCCCCGTTGCGGGTGGCAAGGCGCGTCAGGAATTTGGCATCGGACTCCTGAGCTTGGTCAATGTGCGGGATAGCAATACCGGCCAGCCCCTCGGCCACTCTGGCCGTCAGCTTGTTACGGGCGGCAATCTTCTCAAGCACCGCGCCGAGCGTGGTGTCGTGATAAGACTCCTCACGGCGTGAATTGAGCGTGCCACGAAAATCCGCGCTACGAGCCCGAATCGTTAGCGTATCTGGTGCGCCCCGGTGCTCCACTTCGTCCACCGTGAAAGTGCCCTTGTTGACCAACGGCTGCCCCTGCCACCCCAACAGCAACGCGAGCACTGCGCCACGCGCAGGCATCATGACTTGACCGTCAGCATCATCCAGCTCGATATCGAGCTGGTCAGCCTCAAAGCCGCGATTATCAGCCAGCGCAAGTGACAGCAAGCGCGGGCTGATGTTCTGCGTGATGTCCTTACCTTCCATCGTGAGCATAAAGGCCGGGGCCACTTTCGTCCCCGCATCCAGCGTTAAACCCGGCATCATGAGAACAGCCCCCCAATTGCATCACTTGCCTTGCCTGCCAGCGTTCCAGCCTGACCGAGCAAATCCTCGGCCTGTGCCCGTAAATCCCCGTAAAGCGCCGTCAGGGATTCATCCACGCGGGTCAGCGTGAGCGAAAACTCAATGCGCCGCGCACTACCGTCAGAAAAGAACTCAGTGCAGGTCTCGCTGATACTGTTGACCACAAACATCCCGTAAATGGTGCCGGTGCCTTCCAGCATCGGCCACGCCCGCCCCTCGGCGGCCATCACATCAAGGAGCTGCAACGAGACTTTCCCGCCGGTAATCTCCGGCATCAGTTCCCCGGATAGCGTGATTTTCTCCTCGCTGACACCAAGAAACTGCAACGTTGGCCGCTGGCCAATCCGGCTATTGGACGGCCAGCGATAATCAACATTGCGCTGCATGGTTTGGTAAGGCAGCGTTTGCAGGCGAAACACAAACAACCCCAGGATTAACATCATGATTATTGCCCCCTTAATCACTGGCCAATGTTGAACGCTGCGCAGCGCGTGCTTTACGCTCGCGGTCTTCAACCACCTGTAGCAACATCCGCTTGGTTTCCGCCTCGGTCATGCCGCCGGGGTGGCTGCTGGATACATGGAAGTTATTGACGCTGTTGTCCGTGTAAGCCCGCCCACCTCCGGCACTGACCGGCACATAAGCCCCTGGCATTGCACCACCCACAGGGTAATAACCACCCCCGCTAGCCCCGGCGGCGTAGTCGTTGGCCTTCTGCGCCTTTTTATCGATGTCGCTGGATTCACTGTTGATGACACCCAGCTTTTCCAGCACCCACTTAATCCCCTCTCGCAGCTTGTTGAATGCCTTAAGCGGTAGCATCAGCGCATCGGCCAGTCGGCGACCAAACTCAACACCGGCGTTCTTGCAACTATCAAGGCTCTCCTGACTGGACTTCACCGGTTTTAACAGGTCGGTGAACCACTGCCACGCCTGCTTGAGCCAGCCGCCAAGGGCGTCAAACATCGGCTTAAGCGGCGTAAACAACTCGGCAATCGGCGCAAATGCCTCCGAGATACCGATAATCACCCCACCAAAGAAGGCGCTGATGGGTTCCCAATACTTACGGATAAGCAGTGCGCCCGCGACAAAGGCAGCAGCCACGGCGACCACCGGCCACGTTATCGCCCCCAGTACAGCCATGATGGCCCCACCGGCAGCGCTAAACACCGTACTGAGCAACCCGGCAGCAGCTATGATTGTGTTAATGCCCGAAATCACTGGCCATGCGACCAGCCCAATCCCACCCAGCGCGCCAATGGCGGCCAGAATGGCCGTGGTGAACGTGAAGATTTTTTTGGTCAGTTCCGGGTTTTCCTTTGCCCATTTGCCAATGGTGGCCAGCCACTCCGTCGTCGTGCGGGTCAGTTTTCTCAGTGCTGAATCTTGCTTTTCGAACACCTCAATCTGTAAATCTTCCCAGGCCGACTGAAGGTTTTTTAAATCCCCGTCAAGGTTGTCGGTCTGGACTTTCGCCACCTTGTCCGTGGTTCCTTTCGACCCGGCAATCGCCGCACGCTTCTCCGCCAGTTTCCCGCTACCGGCAGCGGCAACGAGCTTGACGGCACCCTTCATGGCCTCCTCACCAAAGATGACTTTCAGGTATTCCGCCTGCTGCGCGGTGCCGAGTTTGTTTTTCTTGAATGACGCATGGATAGATTTAAGGATTTTTTCAACGGGCAGCATGTTGCCTTTGCCGTCCCGCGTCTTGACACCCAGCTCACCCAGTGCCGCCGGTGATTGCCCACGAGGAGCCTGTAGGCGGCTAAAGATGGCGCTGGTGCCCGTCCCCGCCATGGATGCCTTGATGCCGTTGTCCGCCAAAATACCCAGCATGGCGGTGGTGTCTTCAATACTGGCCCCGGCAGCCTCGGCAATCGGTGCGGCGTACTTCATCGCCTCGCCCAGCTCGACAAGGTTGGTATTTGACGAGGTAAAGCCCTTGGTCATTACATCCGCAACGCGCTCAATCTCCGACATCGGCAGGTTAAAGGCTGACTGCATGTTGGTGATGATGTCAGCCGCTTGCGCGATATCCACATCGGCGGCCAGACTGAGATTTACCGTTGAGCCGGTAGCAGCCAGAACCGCATCAGCGTCATAGCCTGACTTGGCCAACGTTGTTTGCGTGCGCGCCACATCCATCGGCGAGAAGGCTGTCGACCCGCCAATGTCACGTGCCTGTTGCCGGATTTTGACCAGTTTCTCGTCACTTTTATCCACATCAAGAATGGATTGCGTAGCCGACATCTGCTTATCAAAACCCACGCCGGGCGCAATAAACCGGCCCGCTGCATACAGGCCCGTCGTCGCAATCCCTACCCCGGCAGCGCCCATGCCTGCCACATTGCCCGCCAACTGCTTGCCAGTCTGATAGCGCCGCTGGACGTTGCTTAGCCGAGCCTGCTGCTGACTGACGCGTGCCAGCGCCTCACGCTGGCGATTTAACTGGCCAGTGGTGTCGCTGATGGAAGTCCTGAGCCTGCGCTCATCATTGGCCAGCGTGCGTGTATTAATCCCAGCCTGCGCCAACTCCTGGCGCTGGCGATGCACAGATTGACGCAGACCGTTGTGCTTAAGCTGCAACTCCGAGGCCGCCCGCTTGGCCGCTTCCATGGCTTTCACCTGCGCATTGGTGGGATTGACTGTGCTTTTCAGCGCAATCGCCAGTGCGGCGGCTTCCTGCTTGGCCTTTTTTAGTGCCTTACTCGTGACGGCAAGCTGCGCACTTGACTCGCGAAAGACCTCAATACGCCTAGCCTGAGCATTCAGTTTTTTGAGGTCTTGCTGTGTTGCGCGGATGTTCGCAGACAGCGTTTTACTTGCCGTCTGGATATGCTTGAAAGGTCGGCTTGCTTGGTCAACGGCCTTGAGTAGCACCTGCAACTTGACGTTGTTACTCATTCGCGTGCCCGCTTCGTTTGAGCGCCTTATCGCGCCAGTTGAAAAGCTCCGACAGGCTCATCGGGTAAAGCTCTGATGGCGGCCAGTGGAATATCACTGCGATGTCCGCCATCAGGTCATCAACCGAGAAACCAGCGGGAAAATTTAGCGTTCCGAACTCTGTGAGAAAAAACCCACAACCTCACCGGCCAGCGCCACAATATCAGGCAACTCCAGCGCGGTGACCTCGCTCTCGGTCAGTGACGGATACGTCATGCGCGGTAAGACTTTGATTAACGCATCAACCTCCGCCCCCGCCACGGCTGCCAGACTCACGCCACGCAAGGTGCCCGTGTTCGGCTTAATCAGCGTGACAGATTTAATCTCAGTATCGCCACGTTTTACCGGCACATTCAGGGTAACCACGTTCGGGGCTTTTGCTGCTTCATCTACGTTGCTCATGGGGTTCTCTCACTTGATTTGAATGGGAAAAGGTGCGGCCAGCCATGCTGACCGCCAGTAAATTACGACAGGCCGATATTGCGGCGATGGCGCTCCAACATATCGACGCCGTTCACACGTTCAATCATGTTGATAGTGTCGATTTCGATGCGCTCCTTGCCGTCAATAGTCAGCTTGTAATAGGTGCATTGGGTGGTGATTTTGGTCTCGGTATCCTCACCCTGCTTCTGTTCGCCGGAATCAATTTCCTTGTGACGGCCACGCAGCACGACCTCGACGGCTACCGTGTCGCCGGTATCGTCGCGCTGGTAAGAGCCACAGAAACGCAGCGGCACCGCCGAGGCATTGGCGGCAGCGTATTGCCCCCACAATGCATCATCAGGTAGGCCGCCGATGGCCCATTCCACACTCAGCGCATCATCGTCCAGGCCAAAATCCACCGGGGCGCTGCCGTTCATGCCGCCGCCGCGATAGTTCTCTAGTTTGCGAGTCAGTTTCGGCAGGGTCACCGAGCTGACAAGACCCATGTAGCTCAAGCCGTCATTAAACAGGTTGAGGTATTTCAGTTTGCGCGGGAGTGCCATGCGTTAGGTGTCCTCTTAGCTGTTGACGGCGGCGGCCAGATTGGCCAGATATTTATCGGTGATGCGCTGGCGCAGGGTTAAATCTTCCAGCGGTGGCACCGGCGTATAGTCATAATCAATAAACAGTTTCCCGCCCTTTAATGACTCCTTATCGTTGGCGCTTTCGTCATACCAGCAATCCGCATCAATGATGTAACCATTGCTTTTCAGCTCGCGGAATTTAGCCTTGATGCCGTCAATGATGTCGCGGATGAGTGTGGCGGTAACCGGCTTATCCACTGCCCACATGTGTCCTTCGGCCATAGTGTCGGCAATCACCTGCGCGGTGCGGGTGTAGTTTTCAAACAGGAAAAGCGGATCATCAGAACAGGTACGGTTACCCCAGAAGCGGAAGCCGTCTTTGCGGATGAGGGTGGTGACCCCGGCTTTGTTGAGCAGGTCAGCATCAGTGCCGGGTGCCTGTAAATCCCAGAACACCGAGGCACTGATACCGGTCACGCCGTTAACGCTGACGTTAGACAGGGTTTTGTGCCAGCCTTGCTCCTGGTCGATTTTGGCCCGCAGACCGAGCGCGCGCGCCGTGGCATAAGCCGTGTTACTGGCGTTTGTCGTGGTATCCCATGCAAGGAAATCCGGCCAAATCAGCATCAGCTCACGCTGGCCAAAGTTGTCACGGTATTTGATGGCATCAGAGATAGTTTTGCAGCCCCAGGCGGCAATGTAGCCAAAGGCGCGCAAAGACTGGCAAACCGTCGCCAGCGCGGCGGCCACCTCTTTCGTATCTAACCCTGGCACACCAAGGATGCGCGGCTTAACGCCGGTGACCGCTTGCGCCGTCAGCAGCGCCTTGATGCCGGTATATTGGCCGGTAGCATTTGCGCCGCCGATGATGTTAGAGGTGGTCTCGGCAGCGTCTTTGCCTTCGGCGACGCGCACCACCACCGTGACCGGTTTACATTGGTCAGCAATGGCCTGCAACGCAGCGGCCAGCGTGCCTTTTTTACCAGCCTTGCCTACCGCCGCTTGTACATCGGTAATCAATACCGGCACGTTGAGCGGGAACATGACCGGGCCGGCATCGCTGGAGGTGCACACCATGCCGACAATGGCGGTCGAAACAGTTGAAATCACGCGGGTGCCGTCGTTGATTTCAATGACTCGCACGCCGTGATGGTAGTCACTCATTGAGTTTACTCCGTGGTTGTTTGGTGCAGACAGCTTGCCGCCACGCAGGGGCGCGCGCACGTCATCGGCGTTGGAAGGCCCGCCAGACAACAACACAAAGGAATGATAGGAAGGAGTGTTTCATTACGATCGTTTTCGCCGATCAATATGTCTGTATTGATCTATCTAATCGATTGGACGTGTTTTGGTCGGGCGGGTTAGGGTTTACCCAGACGCGACAACACCAGGGAAAGGCCGCGCCAAGAAGCGAAGCCCGGCAAATTATGCCGGGCTTTTGCTTTATGCGGGCTGGTCAGGGAAAACAATATCCGGGGCCAGACCGACATCAATGGCTTGCACTTTCTGCACGTACTCCATCCATTCAATCAGTGATTTTTTATCCCCCTCGGTAATCATCCCCAACGCGAGTTGCGTTTGCCACGCCTGAGTTTTCGCGCTGGCTTCGGTCATCAGCTTTTCTTTCTGCGCCTGGGCCTGTGCTTCATGCTCCGCCTGGGTATAAATGCGCGGGATGATTTTCTTGCCGTTAAACATCCAACCACCGGCATCCGACAGCCCGGCTGGCGTGTTTTTTTGGCTCACTTCAACAACGGACAAATTGACGGGCCACAACATGGAAACGTCGCACGTCACAGCCCACACAGTGCCGTCGGCATCATAGGCAATCTTGGTGGTATCGGGTAAAAAATCCCGCTGCTGCTCATACCAATCATTGCCATCCTCATCGCGCAGATAAGCCACCATTGCGCCTAACTCTGGTTCGTCGGGATTGTATTGCTTGAGATTTTTTAAATGTTTCATTATCACACCGTTTCTACAGTGGCCCACTGGCCGTTAATTAATACTTGGACAGCAGAGTAAGCCCCCCAGATATTAGGGTCATAGTTAGAGCCTGACATTGCCGTATAAACACAACCTGGCGGCAATGAAATATGACCACCAGTATCCCGAACAACCACCCGCCCAGATAAACGTACCGCTTGCGCGAAATGTTTATAAACCCACGCCTGCAAATTAGTATTCAGGGTGGAAACCTGGTTGGCAATATAATTACTTAGATAACCACCCCACACCGAGCCATACACATTCCCGTCATTGGCATACACTGTTCCACCGCTGAAATTAATCTGGGGATTCACACCGGAGATACTCAGCAAACCGTCATTGCGCAACGAAAAATAGGAATCCGTGGTGCCGTATTTATTATGCAAAGACACCTCGGCGCTTTGCCCAACAGTTTCATTATAATAAAACTCGGCGAGTTGGGTTTCTGCCACCCGAAGGCGCAAGCCGTTAGCCTGCCGGTGCACCTTCCCTGCGCCGTCAGTATAGGTTGCAAATCCCATTTTATTAACAAAGTTGGCATCAGTCAGGGTCATCTGTGTGCCTAATGTCACGCCACCACTGGTCATTGACACGGCAAATGGACGGTGACTGCTATAGCTACCCAATTGGTCTCCAGGGTTAGTCATTAGCAGATATAATGCGTTTCCATCTTGACGCCAAAATGTGCCGTAATTCCCTCCAATAATCCGATAGTTATTTTGGTTGGTGGATTGAAATTCAGAACTGGTTTTCACGATACCGGATAACTGGCCGCCTGTTTTCATCAAATAGCGCCCATCCGCCTCGGTTTTATTCCAGGCATTCACGTCCGCTGCCGAGGGTTTATTGTTGGTGTGATAGATTATGCTATTAACAGCCTGATTTGCCTCAGTACCCCAACAGAGATTACTTTTATTATCAATACCAAGCCGATATAGTGGCGTACTGGCACCGAGCTGGAACCCGATAGATAAATTGGCGGTGGCACTGCTGCGCTTTAATATCAAAGGAGTGTGTTCAACGCCAGTAATTAGCATCGCGGTATTTTCTGTGCTCGTCGAATCGGTTTTAACCGTCAGGCTTTTTACCGTACCGCCTGATAGTTTCAGGTAACGAGCATCTGCCTCGGTCTTGTTCCAGGCGTTCACATCCCCGGCCAGCAGATTGACATCGGCACTCAGCGGCTTACCGTTCACCTTGATGGATCGCAGCGCATACTTGCCATCACTTTGCGCCGCTGTATAAGCATTTCCAGTATGCAGTAATTCACTCCAACCTAGAAAATCCATGTTGGAATCTTTGGTGCGGAAAGCCGCGCGCCCCTGCCGCCAAGCCAGTTGCAGCACATAGGGTGCAGCGGTAGCCGATGGCCGCCAAGCATGGTTAATAATCCCCGCAGATGCCGCAATTGGCGGCGTATCCGGGTCGCTAACGGCTGACCATGTAAACCCTGTGAAAGCATTCGCCCCGCCAAGGTCGGCCAGCTTATGCCTGCGCTCGGGCTGCATTAAACCCAGGCCAAACGCCCTGTTGGCGGTTAACACCTGTCCGGTAGCTTCACCCGTTTCACACAAGGCGGCAGACTTTAGCCCCAGATTAGCGCGGGCCTTGGCCTTATCCGGCAAATCAGCCAGATTTTGCGTCAACTTCACCGCAGCATCGTTTACCGCTTTGACCGCTTTCGGTGTGGCCGCCAGGGTCTCGCTGGTGCTGTTGGTGACGCTGCTCAGTTGCACAAAGCCCTTGGCAGTTGTTGTGCCGTCTGGATGGTTACGGGACTTGGCATGGTCATCAATCGCCGCCGCCACAAAATCACGGGTCGCGGTTACCATATCGCCATTTACAATCAGCGTGATGGCCTCGGTGTGACTGACAATCAACACCATGCGCAGGGTTTGCGTGCGCCCGCTGCCCTCCTCCAGCTTTGGCTTATAGGACTCGGCCATATTGCTGACCGCAATCAGCACACCATCCGCGTCATACAGGCCCATTTCACGCAACCAGAAGCCGCCCACGCTGGCCGGAATAATTAACTCGGCAATCAGCCGGTCTGGCAGAGCCTTATCGGTAGTCAGTGAGTTAAGCGCCGCGCGGTAACGCTCGTTAATCAGTTTGGTTTGCGCCGGGTTTGGCGTGGGTAACTTGCCGTTTCCGTCCCCGACGGCCAGTCGGTCAATTTTCAGGGGCTTTCCGCCTGCGCTGGCGGCTGCAATTTTTGCCGCCCCGGCGGTGGTCAGAATAGCTTTGTATTTGCTCATGGTTTCTCGCTTTTTATCCGGGGTAAACAGTAATCGTGTCGCCATCGTAAATGCCGACGCCGGTGTAAATGGGGCCATTCACGTCCTGCACGATATTGAGGCCGATAAGGTGGCGACTGACCGGCTTGGCGTCAGCAATCATCCGCTCCATCTCTAAATACATTTCCTCGGTGATGCCAGTTTCTAATACACCAATATCCAGTCGAAAGGTGCCGGGCGGGTCGTTGGTTTGCCACCACTCATGCACCTTGATGAGATAGCCGAGCGGCTCCACGACCCGACGAACGGCTCCGATAGTGCCCTTATGGCTGTGCAGGTAAAACGCCGAGGTCACCACGTTGCGCTTGACCACCTCCGACCATGTTTCATCCCATCGGTCAACCGAGAAGGCCCAGGCCAGATAGGGCAGCAAATTGAGTGGGCAGGTTGCCGGGTTCCACAAATCACGCAACGGCACCGGCACGCGAACCAACTCAGCGCAGGCGCGCGCGGCGGCTGCCTCCAGCGGCGAGGAGCCGACAGGCAATAGGCGGCTATTCATCAGAACCCCCGACGGTGATGCGGTACTTCTCGCAAAACGATGCCTGGGTGTTATCCAGAACGATATCGGCCAGCGGCTTTTTCAGCTCCACCCGCTGCACGCCTTCCACATGCAGCGCGGCATAGATGGCTGACAGGCGAATATCACGTCCGAGCCGGTGCTGTGCGGTGATGTAGCGTTTGAGCTTGGCCTCGGCTGCGGCCTGTATGGGGGCCGCCTCCGGGCCTGGATAGAGATAGAGCACCGCATCAACAATATACTTAACGATGGTTGCGGCCTGTACCGTCACGCGGTCAGCCACCGGGCGCACGTTCTCATCATTCAAGGCGCGAGCAACCACTGCCAGCAAGTCGGCACTGGCCGTGCCGTTCCCCTCGCGCGACAGCACCGAAATGGTCACACAGGCAGGACTCGGACTGGTTGCCTTCACATCCGCAACACGGCCATCGGCGTTGCGGCCATGACGCTCATAGGCACCCGACGGCCCGGCAACGCTGATACCCTCAAATGCCTGCTGGATGCGCAGCCGATACTCGCTATCAGATTCCATGACCGCCGGGGTTGGCGGTAACGTGGTGTCATTGGCGGGAATGGTCACCAGTCGCGGCGTATCAAAATTCGCGCCGAGCTGGTCAAGGTCACCACCACTGGCAAAGGCCACCATCACCGCAAGGGCAGCCTCATTCACCCGTTGTCGCAGCACTAGCTCGCGATACGCGTTTTCTTGCAGCAGCTTGACGATAGGGTCGGACTCCAACGCCAAGGTGCGCGCAATAGCCTCCTGCCGGTCTGGCGGGTACAAGGAAATCAGCGTTGCTTTGCGCTCAGCCAGCAGGCTCTCATAATCCAGCTCCTCCACCACATTCGGGGCGGGAAGCTGGCTTAAATCAATGGTAGGCATAGTGTCAGCTCAGGGGGACGGTTAAAGAAAATGTGCCACTTACGTCGCGGCGCACGCCGGTGATATCGACGACCATTTGGCCATTGAAATAGCTCTCGAAGGTGATGGCCGTCAGGCTGATGCGCGGCTCCCACTTGAGAATGGCCACGTAGCAGGCTGCCATCACTTGCAGCTTGACCGCTGCGTTTTGCGGCTGGTCAATCAAGGCTGATAACAGTGAGCCGTACTCACGACGCATCACCCGCGATCCAATCGGCGTGATGAGTATGTCGCGCACGCTTTGGCGGATATGGTCAAGGTCGGTTAATTCGGTGCCAGTGTCGCGGTTCATGCCGCTGTAGCGCGCTGTCATCTTGTGCCCTCCGTCCAGCCACCGCCGCGCTGCACGCCGCCGTGACCGTGGTTGTCTATCTGCACGTTGTTGGATGTGAAGGTGCCGCCGGAATGGCTGATATTCCCTTTCATCTCACCGCCTTTCTGCACTTCCAGTGTGGCGGTGGTCAGCTTGTTGGTGCAGACCACCTCCGGTGTGTTTAGAGTGATTTTCTCGCTGGCGTTGACCGTGACCACGGGCACCGTGACGGTGACCGACTCGGAGGCGGTCACGTCCGCCGTTTTGATGCCGGTAACTTTCAGCGCGCCGGTTGCTGGCTCGTACTCAATGACCGCACCATCGGGAAAGCTGACATGAAAAGCATCGGGGGAGACTGACGGCGGCGGGTTGTCATCGGAATAAATGCCCGGCAGCACAAAGGCGGTATCCAGTTCGCCACCCAGGGACAACACAAGCACCTGCTCACCTTCTGACGGTGCCCACCAAGTGCGAGAGCGCCCGGCGCGACAGGTCAACCAATTCAGCCAGTCGGTGGTATTGCCGCCGGTTTGGACGCGGCAGTATCCCTCATCGGTATTGACGTCAACAACGACACCGATGCGGATGAGGTTGCGCACTGCTCGTGCGAGTTCTGAAATTTTGGATTGAGTTGTCATAGGAAGATCTTGAGGCACTGTGACAATTGACTCAATCAAGAGATCTTTGGTGATTGAAGAAACAACCGGCATTATGTTATCTTGAAAAAAAAAAGAGGTTTTTATGGAAAAAATTCTCAGTTCCTTTGACAAAGAAAAAGTAAAGTATGACTCTTGTGCTAAAAGTTTCGAGTCCTTACTTTCCAGCTTATTATTAAACAATGGGATATCCATTCACTCGTTGGAGTCAAGAGTAAAAGAACGCGATAGTCTAGAAAAGAAATTAGTCAAAAAGAACAAATATAGAAACATAGATGAGATAACAGATGTGGTTGGAATTCGCATCATCACTCACTACGCTGATGATGTTGATAAAGTTGCTGAAATTGTAGAGCGTGAATTTTTAGTAGATAAAGAAAACTCCATAAACAAAGCATCTTCTCTAGAGCCAGATAGATTTGGGTATTTATCACTGCACTATATTATTTCATTAGATAAAAACAGATCGGCTTTATTCGAGCACAGTAAATACAAAGACACCAAAATTGAAATTCAGATAAGAACAATACTCCAACACGCCTGGGCTGAAATTGAACATGATATCGGCTACAAATCAAACATTGGCCTCCCCGACGTAATTAGACGCCAATTTTCACGGCTAAATAGCTGCGCGGAATAG